TCAGTCGAGCAGAATGTTCGCTGCTTGTGCTAGTTCTGTCCCATCATCCAGCCGCGGAAACAGGTGTCCATAGGTGTCCATCGTCATGACGATCGAGGAGTGGCCCATGCGCTCCTGCACCATTTTGACCGGCAGACCTAAGCCGCCGTCTTCCTTCCGGTTGATGAGCCAGGAGGCGTAGAAGTGGCGCAGCGCGTGAAGGCCGGTATATTTCGCTTCAATGTCATCACCCGTGCCCACGGTCACGCCAGCTCGAATCATAGCGGGTTTGAGACCCTTGTTGACGATGTTCGCATGCGAACGCGGTTCACCGTCTGGATTGGCGAAGACGAGTTCGAAGCCGGGCGGTTGGCGGAGCTTATGCTCCTTCAAAGCTGCGATGACGACAGGAGGAACCGGGATATTTCTCACGCCGGCCTCTGATTTCGTCGGACCGATTTCCTTGAACTGGTCGGCGCGCTGATTGACATGGATCTCGGCCTTCTTGAAATTCACGTCCCGCCAGCGAAGGCCCCGAATTTCCGACGACCTCATGCCGGTAAAGACGGCAGTCACAAGCAATGGCTTCCAGTTCCCATCCAGAGCGGCCACGAGCGCCTTGATCTCGATTCTGGTGGGAATATCCACCCCGACGACGAGCTTGCCCTTCTGGCGCTTCTCCTGGCGCCGATCACGCCCCTTGCGGCTGGAGCGGATGTCCCGCACTGGATTTCGCGTTGCGAGGCCTCGCTCGTTCGCGTCGGACAAGATCGAGCCAAGCGAAGTCAAAACCTTTTTGACCATAGCCGGCGATCGGCCGTTCTGCCGCATGGTGTCTTCGAAGTCTCTGACGGCCGGCACTGTGAGGCGAGATAACAGCGTCTGGCCGATCAACGGATTGATGTGGTGTTTCAGGTGGCTCTTGCGCTGGTCCAAGGACGAACGCTCGAGCCCTGCGCTTTCGCCCGACGCTATCCACAGGGAACCGGCCTTCTCCACGGTCACGCTTGCACTGTCAGCGACGTGGACGCCCTCCCTCACCTCGACGGAGGCCGTAGCGGCGAACCGGTCCGCCTCCTTCTTCAGCTTGAATGTCTTCAGCCGGCGCTTTCCGGCGGTGTCAAAATAGTCGACCACCCAGGCGCTCTTTGCCTCGCCCTTCGGAGTTGTCCATTCACGCTTGCGTACAGACATTACAGCCCCTCATCAGGTGGAATTGCTGCAGAGAATTCGTCAGTCAGTATTGCTTTGAGCACTGCCTCGCGCCCTTCAGGCGTTTGGGTGAGATGGTCAATGAACGCCCTCACAGTTCTGCCCAGCGCGTCATTCATTCCCTCAAGGTAGGCGACCTTTCCAGAGAGATCCTGACCTTCGAAGCTCAATTCGAGACGAGCCACAATATCCGCGTTCATGCTTCGATTTTGGTTTTCAGCGCTCGCGCGGATTCGTTCCCTCAGCCCGTCGGGAAGGCGAACAATGAATTTATCCTGCGGTTGTAATATCGGCTTTTTTGTCATGATGGCTATCAGCCATATTTTTATCCTTGACGCAATGATGGCTATTAGCCATGGTTAACCAATGGCTACCAGCCATCACCTCTGTTCACCGATTTGCGAAGGAACTGACATGCACGACGATGGCAAAAGCAAGAATGACAGCATCGAACTGGTGTGGGGAGGAGAAGAAATCGCACGAGTTATCGGCCGTACTCCGAGAGTGACTTTTCAACTTTTAGAACGCGGCTTGATACCGGCGAGGAAAATCAAAGGTCGCTGGGTTGCTAGCAAACCGAAGCTTCTCGAGTTTTTTATGGGCGACGTAGCATGATCCCGAAAACGAAAGGCCCGGCAACCGCGCCAACGGTCCCGAGCCATGGTCCACTCAATCCGACACAAGGAAACGATATGAACATGCGTACAAATAGCACGATTAGCGACAGCATGCAAAATCTGACGGTGGGGGAACTCGTGACGTTCACGACCGCAACGCGGCGGCTGATGGACGCGCTGGACGGTATATCGTCCATGCCCCGTTGCGTTGGGAGCGGGGCAGTCTCCGAGCTTCTCGACGCCGAATATGACAGGCTGGGCGAGCGCCTCGAGGCCGCGGCCGGCGAACTGGCGCGACGACAGCCAGCAACTAGCGACGAAATTGAGGAACGCGTTTTTGCCCTCACCTCGCTTGCTGCCGCTCATCGCATGACACTTCCGGAATTCTTGGAGCAGTTTCAGGAGGAAGGCGAATGAAAAAGGGGAAAAACTCTGAAGCCCGCCATATTCGGTTTTATGAGTGGGAGTTGAAATCCGATGCATATCAGTCGCTCGACGTCTATGCCCGCGCACTCCTGGTCGAATTCAAGCGCCGGTACAATGGTCAAAACAATGGAGGGATTCCCTTCAGCTTAAACGAGATCCAAGCGGCTCTTGGGTGCTCGAATAAACCGGCAGCCAAGGCGCTTGAGGCTCTTCAGGATCGCGGTTTTGTTAGATTGGCGCAGAAAGGCAGCTTCGACTGGAAGTCACGCGGAGGGGTGCATTCGAGAGCCAGCACTTGGACCCTGACAGAGCATCCCATTGATTTGCCGTCACGCATTCTCATGCCGGGAACGAAGGACTATATGCGATGGAAAGCGCCACAGAAAAAATCTCGGGGGTACGACGGCACCCCATTGGGGGTATCTCGTACCCCCATCGTGGAGAAGATGGGGGTATCTGCTACCCCCAATCGTGGTACGTCGTCACCCCATAATCCCGGTTTTTCGATGTACGATGGGGGTACGTCGTCACCTACTTATAATATACCATCTCATGGCGCCGATACCGGCCCCGCCGAGAGACACAGCGGGAGGGTCGCATGAAGCAGCTCAACCTGTTGGAATGGACCCGGCCTGCTTCCATCATTCCGTTCCCCACTTCAAAGCGCATCGGCAAGATTCGCCAGACCGCTATCGTGGTGCGGCAGAAGCGCGGGAACGAAAAAGCGCTTCAGGGTTACTGGAATCAACTGACCGACAACATGGCGCGCCAGATGCTGCGAAGCGGCATTCCACCGGTCATCGTCGCCGGCCAACTCATCGACTTTGAAAATTCCGTTGCCGCAGAGGTCCGCCGCTTGGACGTCCTTGATGGCTACAGCGCGCCTCGCGCTTGAACGTAGGAGCACTCAATATGCCAAAACCTGTTTTTTCGATCATCGCTGACGGAGTCGACGTCACCTCGGCAATCTCCCCCGCGTTGATTTCCATGGCGATCGTGGACGGTGAAGGGACTTCGAATGACACGCTCTCGCTCGAAATTGATGACCTCGACGGCAATATCGCCGCACCTCGTACTGGTGTCGTTCTCCGAGCACTCGGTGGCTACGAAGGAAACATGCGGGACTTCGGGCTCTTCTCTGTTGACAGCGTCGTGTACAGCGGATGGCCGCAGAAGATCACCATTGGTGCGCAAGCTGTTGCAGCTAAATCCCTCGCGAGGCACCGCGTGCTGAAAGCTTACTCGGAAGAGGAATTTCCAACCTATGGCGATATTTTCGCCGCTGTGGCTGATGCAGTGCAAGTACCGTTGCGAATTTCAGTTTCACTGGCTCAGCTTCCAAACCCATACCAGGCTCAGCAGGAGGAGGATTCACAAGAGTTTTTGCTTCGGATGGGGGAAAATATTGGTGCGAGCGTCACTTGGAAAGCAGGCCAAATTGTTGTGGTTCCGAAGGGTGCCGGCCAGGCCGTAAGCGGCAATGCGCTTGAGTTGTTACGGGTGGCGGTGGGCGAAAACCTCATCGATTACACCGTGAGGCAGCGAGACGCACCACAGCATAGCTCTGTTGAGGCCACATGGTATGATCGAAAGAAGAACCAGCGCATGGTGGTTCAGGTGGAGACGGGACAGGAAGGCCAACCCCTTCTACTACGGCGGCCATATGCCGGCGAGGCAGAGGCGATGAGAGCGGCGGAGGCCGCAGCGCGGAAACTCCAGCGCATTCGAGCTGATGCCACGTTCCTGATAGACGGCACGCCTGGTGCAATGGCAGAGGCATGGGCAGACGTCTCCGGGATCAGAGCCGACGTCGATGGGAAGTGGAGGATCAAGCAGGTAACGCACACCTTCTCTGCCACAACGCCGTACTCGACCAGTCTGGATTGCGAGGTGCCTAATGATGAATGAAACCCCCACGGTTAGGTTCTCCTTCCCGGCTGGGCGGGCACCGCGGGTCGGCGGCAGCGCACCATTTGAGCGTTTTTTTCGATTCGAATTTCACACTTCCGCTTCCGGTTTTTCTACAGAGAGCAGCAAATGAAAATCATCACCAAGGTTCAAAACGGACGGGCCCTGCACGAGTTCGCGATCGTCGTGGAAGGACTGGCTTCTCCACGAATGCGGAAGGAGTTGCACCGCGCGGTGATCGACGCCGGCCGGCAGGTTAAGACGAAAGTGCAGAAGGCGGTGACGCAACAGATGGCGTTGAAGCCGGGAAATTATCAGTCGTATGTCGTGAAACACACACGCGGCGTGCCGCAGGAAAAAATGCTGGCATATTCGATTTTCAGCCAACGGGGCGGCCTTCCGATAGAGCGCTACAATGGCCTCCGGTCCGTCAAAAGCAAGGCCGGGACAGAACAGGGCGGCGTGAAATCGGCGGTATGGAACAGCCCGAGAACCTTCAAACGGTCTTTTGCTTCCGGCGAGAGTTTCTTCGCCATGCGCCCTGCCAGCGCAGGAAAAGCGATCATCGCCCCCCGAATTCTCTGGAGCACCGGGCTTAAGCCAGGTCAGCCGCGCGACCAGGACGGCCGGTTTATGTCGACCGGGAAAACGTATGGTAAGGTCCGCCGACTTTTTGGACCGGCCCTGTCGAAGGAAATCCCCGTCGGGGACTCCCTTGAGATATTTTATCGCGAGGCACCCAAGATCCTTGATGCCGCTGTCCAGAAGCGATTGACGAAACTCGTTCGATACTGACCGTCGAGGCAGCCCTCGTCATGGTCAGAGATCGTAATCTTTCAGCCCGCCTATGGACGTGTCGCGCGACCGGCTGAGCGATTGGTTGAGGGCGCCGTTAACCGCCCTCGATACCTCCAGAGCAGCTTGCCTCGCCATTTTCATGATTTCGGAATTCGATGCCCCTTGAATGGTCATGGTGATTGGCGCATGCACTGTGACCAGAGCCGGGGCCGTGGCAATTCGGTGGTTCGGAACAATGCCGCCATTCCGATTCGGCGTGAAAATCTCCGGGCCTTTTTCGCCGACCAGATATGGCCGATTCGCATTGACGGGCCCGCCGTTTGCCCTAGCGCCAGCGAGTGGGGTTGCGTTTACGGTCGCGGCCGGAACGCCCCGGAGGGTCGCACCATATGTGCGGGCCTTCGCGATTGCCTGGTCAAGCTGGCTGGTGTCGATGCTGAGGGCTCCCTGGATCTGGAGTGCGTCTCGGATCTGCTGAGCCGCCTCCGCTGCCCTCGCCTCGCCGTCGGCACCGCCGCGCTGCACTGCGGCAACGAACTCTCGCATGCCCTGCTGTGCGGCAAACGGCCATGAGTTCGTGATCTTCGCAAGGTCCTCCCGCTGCGTGGTTGCAGCGCCTTTGTTTACGACGCGTGCCGGTGTCGCCGGCTGATCAAGTCCGAGCCATTTGCGCGGCGTACCGACATTTTTTTCCAACCAGGCGTTCCACCCCTCAGACCGCTGCTTGTTCTGGTCCATGAACTCTTTCAGGCCTTCCGGCGTATCGGGAATGCTGGAAACGAGGTTCGCCATCCCGAGCCCACCGAACGCCATAGACCAGATGCTCGGACGGCGAATTCCCTGAGCCTTGGTCGCTGACGCATTTACCGCGTCGAGCGCCGTTGCCGTGGCCCTCACACCCGCTGCTGCTCGCCCCAGTCCAGATATGAGCCGCACGAGGCCACGTAGCGGCCGGAGGACCGGTCCGAGAAGAGCAGCGGAGGCAAGCACTGCGCCAAGGCCGACGGCGACCTTTCCAAGCATCTCGCCAGCGCTCGAGCCGGCCACGGAGTTGAGCCAATCCCGAAGTGCCGATCCCTCTTTGCTTACCGAAGCGAGCATTCCAGCAAGCTCACGCGCCACCCGGGCCATGCTCTCCAAGCTTTCCCGAGCGCCGGTCACGAAGGATTTTCCGAATTCCGTGTTGGCGAGGTTGGTTGCTGCTATTTGGAGATCACGGAGCGCTTCGGAAATGCCGTCGAAGTTTTGATAGGCGAGATATCCCAGCCCTGCCAATAGCAGGTTCGTCGGGCGCAGAAGCGCGTACATTCCTGCCCGCATACCGGTGATCGCAACGCGGGCCGCTACCATGCCCACTACCACTTTCGACAGGCGAGCCACCATTTCCTCATTCGTTTCGATAAACTGGCTCGTGCGATCGACCAGAGGTCCCAGCGAGTCCGCTGTGTCTCTGATCGAGGGCAACAGGGCGTTGCCAAACGCGATGCCAGCAGCCATGACACGGTTGCGGAGCTGCTTTGCTTTGCCACTCGTCGTTCCGATACGGGTTTCAAATTCTCTCAGGACAGAACCGGTCACATGGCCCTCATCGGCAAGCACTTTCAGCGAGTCCGACAGCAGACCGGTATTTTCAATGAGCGGGAGAAAAGTTCGCCCCTCGTCGCCGAAGAGCTGATTGACTACCGACGCGCGCTCCCAATCCGGTAGCTTCCGAATGCGTGCCAAGACATCTTGTGTCGTGCCGAGAGCATCCTTTGCCATGCTCTTCGCGACGTTTTTCGAGGTCAACCCGAGCCGCTGGTAAGCCTCGTTCTGTGTGCTGGTTGCGGCGTTGCCCTTCACCAGTGCGCGCCCAACGGCCTGGAAGCCGGTTGATGCCTGTTCAGCGGTCGCGCCCGCGCTGATCATCGCTGAGCCCATCGCAAGCGTCTGGTCAATGGTGAAGCCATATTGCGCACCCATGGAACCCACGCGGCGGCTGAAATCCAGAAGGTCTGGCGCACTGCTTGCCGTGGCATCTGAAAGCGCGTTGACGACGTCTGCATACCGCTCGGTCTGTGCCGTGTTCAGTCGCAGCGCCGCGCGGATCTTGCCAAGGTTCTCGCCAGCCTGCTGCCCCGTGATGCCAAAAGCAGTGCCGGCGCGAGCTACGAGCTTCGTCATGCCTTCAAGTTCCGCTTCAGGCACGCCGGCGGCGGCAAGTTCGGCAGCAAGGCCAGCGAGCTCGTCTGCGGCCATCGGCGTTTCTCGGCTGAGTTGGATGAGCGTAGCACGCAGCCGCTGAAGCTGGTTGTCCGAAAGGTCGCTCACCTTACGAACATCCGCCATGGCGTCTTCGAGTCGAGCAGCTGCACGAACTGGCTGCAGCATTGCTGCGCCGATCGCTACTGCCTGAAAGGCCTGTCCCTGAAACGCGGCGTTCGCTGCCGCCGCTCTCGCGTTGAATGCATTCACCGCGTTGGTGACGGCTTTCATCGTCAGGGTCGCCGCCTTAGCCGGCCCTGTGAAGCTGTCGATAAGTTTAAGGCGGAGGGCGGTTTCTTTGACAGACATTTAAAAAACCTTTTTTGAATACAAAACGAGAACAAAGTTCTACCCTAAACCATCAATATTTGATATCGATAATCAGCAATTCATTCACGGAGTTGATGATGGACCAGGTGACGAGGGCGGCAACGCCGGAACAGATCGCGGCATATGAGGCGGGCAAAGCTCAGTCCGCCACTCGCCCAGCCGCAAGGCAGGTGTTGCCGGATGGTTTCGAGGCTTCCAAGACGATAGTGCTCTCGGTGCCGGTCGAGTTTGATGGAACCACCTATAACGAAATTCATATCCGGCGCCTGAAAGGTCGGGACTTCCTCCGCCTTCAGCAGATGACGGGGAACGAGGACGTGAGCTTGTTGGCGATCGTCACCGCCATGCCAGCGGCCGTTATCGAAGAACTGGACGCCGAAGACTTCGTGACGCTGTCTGAGGCCGCTCAGGATTTTTTGCCCCGCAGCTTGCGACAGGCGGTCGCGCAGACTTCCGCAAATGGCCCGGGTTTGCAGCCATGACAGCTCGTGCGATCGGGTTTAACCGCGCTGATCTTCTGGACATGCCATTCTGCGAAATGATTGCCGTTTGGATGCCGGAGGTTAGCCGTATCCTTGAGGAGGCACCATGACGCTTTTTCAAGCCGACCTTGCCCGGGAGATCCAGACATCGGAAATGAGCGTTCACCGAGCGCTGAAGGCCATGCATCGCACTGGTAAACCGCTCACCGATCTGGACGCCATTGCCGTCCTGGCTGTCGCAGAACTGCAAAGCCTCAAGCTTACGGGCACCGTGGCAGCGCGTCTGCTATCCGAGATGTGGTCTGAGTTACGCTTTGTGACCGGCAGCCCAGAAAACAGATGCTGGATTATCTTCGTCGAGAATGACCGACACAGCTTTCGGCTTACGGCGATGACCACCCGTCACCTCCAAAATCTTCTCGAATCTCACCCTCTGTCGTTAGTCCTGCCGCTTCATGAAATCGCTGCCCGCGCCATTGACCGGCTTGAAACGCTGAAAGCCAAGAAGGAAAACACAGATGCCTGAGGTTATCGACGAAGTGCAGACCAGAGAAGACCGCAAAGTCTCCTCGTTCAACGATAAAGCTCGCACCGTGGACATAGTGCTCGCCACAGAGAACGAGGTGAAACGGCGGTCATGGGAGGAAGGCCCCTACGTCGAAATCCTCTCTGTCAACAGAGCAGCTATCGACACCACCCGGTTGAATGCGCTTCCCCTCGTTGACCAACACGATGTCTACAATGGCATGTCCGCCCGCTTAGGCTCAGTGGTGCCGGGTAGTCTTCGATTTGAAAACGGGACAGCGATCGTAACTGCCAAGATCTCCCGCAATGAGAAGGGAGCGGAACTGTTCCGAGATCTGGAGGACGGCCACGTGTTCGGCGCCAGTGTCGGCTACCGCATAGACGAATTCAAGAAAACAGACGCGCCATCCGGCGGTCTTCCAACTATCCGCGCAACCCGCTGGACGCCACTCGAGCTGTCCATCGTCAGCATCCCGGCCGATCCGGCAGCGACGACGCGCGCCCACGAAACCGAAAGGACCACAGAAATGCCCCAGCAGCCCAAAGAGAACGAACAGCAGCAACGGCAAGCACCGACGAACATCATTCATGAGCGCACGCGGGTCAAGGAACTGCGCGGACTGGCCAAGGTGGCGGAAGTCGACGACGCTTTCTTGGAACGCGCGATTGACGAAGGCATGTCTGTAGAGCAGTTCCGCGATGCGGTGCTCGAAAAGATGGTGGCTGATCAGGCTCGCTCCCCGACGTTCCCTCACTGCGAGACCCGTGGCATGCAGGACGCACAGGAAACCACGCGCCGGCTGATGGCAAACGCCATCCTTCACCGGCACGGCCTTGCAGAAAAGATCGAGGACGGCGCACGCCAGTTCCGCGAAATGACTCCCGTCGATCTCGCACGCGAACTTCTCCGCCAGCGCGGGGAGAATGCCTATGGAGGGTCGTCGAGCATCATTCAGCGAGCATTGCATACCAACAGCGATTTTCCGGTGATTCTCGGCGACGTCGCACGCCAAACGATCATGGCTTCCTATCGCAAACCGAAAAACACGTTCCAACTGATCGCACACAAGAACGTTGTGACTGATCTGCGCGAGGTGAAGGTGATCGATATCGGCGGCGCGCCGGACCTGAAGCTGGTGAATGAGGGTGGCGAATATACCAGCGGCACCATCAGTGAAGCCGGCGAAGGCTTCACCATGGCCAAGTACGGCAGGAAGTTCGGTGTCACCGAGGAGCTGCTGATCAATGACCAACTCGGTGGTATCATGAAGGCGGTTGCGGAGTGGGGGCGAAAGGCCGCCAAGCTCGAGGGTGACCTCGTGTGGGCCGCCATCATCAACAACATGCTCAAGCTGAAGGATGGCAAGCCGATCTTCGACGCAGCGCACAACAACGTGGCTGCAACCGGTACGGTCCTCAACAAAGATAACCTCATCAAGGCGCGCCTGGCATTCCGGCAACAGAAAGACATCGACGGGGAGCCGACGGACATCTCGCCGAAATACCTCTTCACCGGGTCGGCGCTGGAAATCGACGCGCAAACGCTGATCGCTGCCGCTCACGTGCCCACGACTGTCACCGATGCGATCCCGCAGGCAATCAAGTCGATGGTGCCGATCTATGAGCCGCGCCTCGACAAGATTCAGACCAATGCGTGGTTCCTGTTCGCTGGCGAGGAGGACACGCTCGGTCGAGGACTGCAGTATGCTTATCTTGCCGGCCATGAAGCCCCAAGCATCACAGAGCGCATCGGCTTCGACGTCGACGGGTTCGAATTCAAAATAAAGCAATACTTCGGGGTGGGAGCGACGGACTACCGGTTCGCCTACAAGAACCCGGGTGTTGCTACGCTGTAAGAGATTGCCCGGGAGGCCTTGCGGCTACGCACCCCGGGCATGGCGCCGGTGATCGCCTGTAATCACCCAATAACCTGGCCCCCCTTTCTTCGTAGTGGGGGCGCAGGGCAGATGGGAAAACGTCATCCCGCCGTTATCGGCGCGCCTCCCTGGGAACTCGCAGCATTGGCCGCTGCGGAGCGAGGGAGGCTCCTCCTGAAAGGAATAGATCCCATGGCAATCTTCGACCGACTCGACCGTCTGACGTCCGCCCAGTGCGACCGCATGTTTGCTGTGAGGGCCGTCATCGACGGAATGCAATCCAAGCCCAACAGCCGGCCACAACCGGACCCGGAGCGCCGCGAAATCCATATCAAGGGCATTATGGATGAGGTGCCGGCATACGCTGCGATTGAGCAGGGCAAGCGCGATGGAAGCGGCAACGCGTTCCAGACGTTGGTGCATGGTGCCAGCTTCACATTCAGCGTCGACATCAATCGCTATCCGGCGGCAGCCAGCGCCAAGCAGAACGATCTCATTACGCTGGACGATGCTCGCAAGTTCCGGATTTCCAGTGTGCGGCCGGATGGTCTATCGCGAGCGGTCTTTGTGCTGACGAAGCTTTGAGCGGGCGGCGCGGGCGCGGATATCGTCCATCTTCGCGTTGTGCTGCTTCATACGCTCCAATTCTTTTTCGACATGGTCATACAGCGGCAACATCTTCTGGCCGTCGTTGCCGAGAAAAACAATTATCTCGGCAAGCTTGTCCAGCGCTCGCTCAACGCGCTCAACGGTCAATGGTTCGTCGGGTTTTGCCGCTCGTGCCATACCCCCTCACTTAGGTTCTTCGCCCGCCACCGCCATCGTCCGCGGGTCGGCGGCAGCGCAGTCTTTGAGCGGTTTTTGTGGTTTCAATTTCGCGGTTTCAGTTTCAATCTACGGGGGACGAATCTATAGCGAGGAATTGAAATGGAACGTGCGTTTGAGGGCCACCTAGACATGGTGTCGCGTGATATTGAGAAAATCAATGGGACGAGCTTCGACCATGTCAAAAAGAACTTATTGAGCGGATTGAGAAATGCGTTCGAAATGGTCCAACACACTGATCTGGCCCACGCGAGCGCTGAGGATGTCCTGTCGGCATTCCAAGCTTTGGCGATTGAAACTGCAAACTCCCCAATGGGCTTAGGGCGAACAGAGGGAGTGGAGAGGGCAAAAGAACTGGTATTGCAGCGGATCGCTATTCTCCGCAAAGAGTTGCACAACTGCGCACCCTCAGCGGTAGCCAAGGCATTGATGCTGGAATAAGCCCAAAGCGCCCGGCCCTTTCCAACAGTAGCCCGCTCCCGTTTGGGGAGCGAACAACATCAGCTCCAAGCCGCCCGGCTATTCTGACTCGAGTTTAGCCAGTCGATATTGGCAGTGCGAACAATGCGGTTCGGAGCTGTGATATTCCTCGTAAGCAATATCCCATTCGACAGGCTCACCGCAAAGCGAGCAGACAGGACGGGTGAAGACTTGCTTCACTTGGGTGTTGAAAACGTGAGCCTGTTTTGGCGAGAGCGATTCCTCACCTTTATCGATCACCAGCTTTGTTATGCCAACAGCAGCTGAGTGTTGGATATCCTCGCCCTCAAGCAAATCACTTAGGAACTGACGATAGCCGTCAGCTTCGTAATCGGGTTCTAGCATTTCTTTCTCCATTGCCATGCGCTGACGCTGCCAGACATCGCAGCATGTTGCAATCCATGTCGCAAGGAATCGCGGCGACGTCTGGTGAGTCGTGGAGAATCAAGGTGATACGCGGTGAATTTTGTGGAGCCAAGCCAGATCCAGAAACGACGCTCGAAAGCGCCAACTAGCTGATTCTACTTGGTAAATTTTGGAGGCCTCGCCCGGAATTGAACCGGGGTACAAGGATTTGCAGTCCTCTGCGTCACCACTCCGCCACGAGGCCTCACACGCTCTTCATTCGAGCGATGGCGGGCATTTAGAACGAATCCATTTTGGGCGCAAGAGGGTTCGTTCCGAATGTGGTGTTTTTTCAGGCCGGATGGGCGCAACTCGTCAGCCCACCATCTAAGCGCTTAAGATTCCGTGTTTTTTTGTATCTTCCTCTTATTTCAAAGGAAAAAACGCCCGCATCCGGCGCATTTGCGGCAGTGCGGGCGATTGTTGTCAGGCCGATTGCGAGCGATCAGATGCGCCCAAGCAGAACCAGGATCAGGACGATGACCAGAACCAGTCCGAGACCGCCCGACGGGCCATAACCGTAATTATGATAACCCCAGCTTGGTAGCGCGCCGATCAGGAACAGAATAAGCAGGATGACGAGGATGGTGCCGAGCATGTTTAACCCTCCGCTATTGGCATGTGTCTGTCTGTTTCAATGACGGAGCACGAAAAAGGTTCCCCGCAGTTCCTCCCCCTCCAGCCAGCCCCCCTGGAAGCACAGCAGCCGTTTCAAAGGGTTAAAGCGCTGTCTGCGGTGAGGACCCGCGTCCGCCCCGTGAAGCAAAATAATTTGCCGGATAACGGCTTCGACGGCAGGCATTGAAACGGGGCGGGTCTCGAGGCCAAATATTCCTGAGCGTCTATGACCGGCAATGGTAGCGATTTATTCGTGGTAATTTCTCGGTCTATGTCCATTGGCGGTTGTTCGTTACTCTATAACAAGTCCCCCGTACCCTGAAACTGGCGGGAGACAGAGAGATCTGGCATCACTGGCAGTGCGCCAGATCTCTCCCGCCCTCCCCGGCAAGCCACAAATCTCCCCTTAAGGCACACGGATATTTGACTGACGGTGATATGCGCTTCTCTTGCCTTGCCGGTTTCACTCCGGCTAGACCCGGACCGGGAGGGAGAAACGAGAATCATATGTCCGGTTTTGCGAACCTCATCCCGCTTTTCATCTTTGGCCTCCTCGTCTACGCTTTCTTCCGCTGGGTCGCGCGCGACATTCAGAATCCGAAAAGCAAATAGACGGGAAGAATAATCCTTCATCTTCTTGCCTGACGGGAACCGCTGCGCCTCCATATCGTTTTCGCAGACGCACTTCGGAGGACAGGATGAAAACGCTCCTATCATCGGCCACTATCGCGCTCACACTGGCGCTGGCGGGATGCACCACAGTCGGACCGCCCCCCTATACTGGACCGGCGCCCTATGTCGCGCCGATCCCCGGCAGCATTACCTACAGAGGCCAGCCGCGCACCAAGCTGACGAAATCGCCTATCGGCAGCACCTTCAGCCACGAATTCCGTATCGATGGCAGCACAAGGGCGGTGGAAACCTACCGGATCGCGCCTGACCGCTCGCTGGAGCTTATCGACCGGCGCATCATTCGCGACTGGCTGTTCGGACGCGACGACTGACCGCACCGCACCGGGACCGAAACGGATTGCGCATTCAGGCCGCTTCGGTTAGAGCCGGGCACGACAAACAATACGGATAGGCGATGAACACGCGCTGGCAAAAACCCGTCCTGATCGCGTTTGAAACGCCGGGCGAATACACGAGCATCGAAACCACGCAGGCAGCTTCCTGGGCGCTGATCGAAGATTGGCCGATCGAAGATGGCGATGCGCTGGACAAGGCGCTGCTCATCTGCGCCGCCGTCGATGCTGGCCGGAAAAAGCCGGAAGATGCGCGCAAGGCTTTCCTCGCCGCCGCCATTGAAGCAGGCCTTGATTTCAAGGCTTGA